CCCTCTCTATGGCAGTTGACGCGACCTTCATAAGTTTCCGCAGGTAGTCGAGATCCCGGCGGGGCTTCTTTGTGAACAGGTTGAAAAACCATTTGAGGTTCATATAGGCTCCTTTATCGGCTCAGTTGAATGCATCAAAGATAGTAAGTTGTCCAGCAGCCTCTCGCATCTTCTTGATGTCTCGTAGTTTCCTTCTTTGTATTGCCAAGTAGTTTTCGATGGGAGGCATCTGCTCCAAGTGGTCCGGGCGCACACACTTCCGATTCCTGCAACCATGATCTACATGCCTCTGAGCTTTGATGGGGCCATTGAACAGGGCGTAAGACACTCGATGAGCCCACCGAGTATTACCTCCGGGAGTAGGGCAACACGGGTAGCCGTTGTGAAACCTGCCTGTCCACTCCCAGCATCCACAGATACTAACCCGCACGAATTTCAAGAACACTTTCAGGTGTGCGTCCCTGTTCTCTTCTGAAATACTGTAGGGCTTGATCACCATCTTGCCGCACTTGCCAAAATGCCCCGCCTGGATTTTCTGTCCCTTCCGTTGTTGCGCTGTCAGCCACATAGCTCCTCTCAAAATTGATCTTTGAATGGTTCAGGAAACGTCCCATACTCCTCGAAAAAAGCAACTTCTTCGCTGGATAGGTTCAACTCTTTTTGAATGCCTTCTGCTATCTCAGTCAGGTGTTCGATGTACTTATGCTTTGACTTTCGCCCATCGCTTAGGGCCTTCAACGCTCTCAAGGTGTTCGCTCGCTTTATGATTGTCTTTGTTTTCTTCTTGCGTGTATCATATTCATAGGTCCTACAGAAATCTTGGTACCATTTCGGGTTCTTGCTTACCACTGCCCGAGAGCAACAACCGTTTTGTGCTCGGTGTGTTGTGGATGGTACCAAGCACACCTCAAGCTGATTACTCAGCAGGTCGTAATACATATACGAGAAGGTTTCTCTGAGAGTCATTTCCTTTTCCCAGCCAAATGCAGAGGCGCCTTTGCCAGAGCGTCGGCCACCTCTACCAGATTCTCCACCACTGCCCCCAGTTTTGGGTTCTTCATATCGATCATCCAACAGGGCTGCGAGGCCGAGTCATAAAAGGTGTTTGACCCCAAGCACTTCGGCTTGTTGGCATCCCGCAGGATTTTCTTCTTCTCAAGCTCGGTCTTGATCTGGGTGTAAGACCCGAACCGGCGGGCGACCCAGGTCTTGAACGCCGCCCGCGACAGGTAGAGGATCTTGCTGTCAAGTTCGTAGCGGATCAGCAGTGGGCCCCGCGGGGCTTCGATGATCGTGCATATCCCTCGTGGCCGGTAGTCGCCCTTGACCAGCAGGCGGTTGGAGGCGTGTTCATCCAGGAACTGGCCAAGGATGCCGACCGGGTCACCGACCAGGTCGTCCTTGTCGCCGCGCATGTTGCGGATTACCTTAATTACCCACTCCATCGTCGGCACCACATCGAACTTGATCAGCCCCAGCGACTTGGCGATCGCTCCGCCGACTAGAGACGCCGAAGCAACGGCCTTCGCCCGCAGGTCAATCTTCTCACGCATCTTGTCGATAGCAAACTTGACCACGTCGATGTTGCGAACCAGGTACTTGGCGTAGACCTCGCCGGCATGGCCGAAGTTCTCATGGATGGTCCAGTAGGTCTGCGAGGCGACCTGGCCCTTGAAGCAGTCCATCTCCGGCACCGGGTACTCGAAGACTCGGTTGATCTCAGCTGAGGCGTCGTGCTTGAGCTCGGAGAGTTTGTCGATCAACGAGGCGTTCGACGAAGTCACAGCCAGGGTGTTCCAGGCGTTGATCAGCTTGCGTTCCTCAGAGTTCTTGGTCAGTCGCGCCTTGTCCCGGCCTTGGGTCACCTTATAGACGAAGTCCGAGATCTCGATCCCCGGCATGTTGGTGACCTCGTCGACCACCAGCGGCAGGTTGCCGTAGACCCCGAGCCTGGACACGAGCGCATTTTTCGTATCATCCCGCAGCATCATCAAATCATTATGGTAGCCCCAGATCGACTGGTTGAAGCGGAGCATCAGGGTCTTGCCGGCACCGGACTCGCCAACCATCGAGATCAGGGCGCCGTCAAAGCCGGTGAACTTCATCAGCGGCGCACCGAAGCCAGCCAGCAGGGCAAAGGCGAACGGCTCCATGCCGCGGTTGTTGAAGACTTCGGTTGCCGATGACCACTTCTCAAGCGACCCCTGTTGCCGGAAACCTTCTGCAGACTTCGGCACGTTGCGGGCGAGGCTTGCCTCTTCGCAGGAGCCGTCGGCATGGTAGATCTTGCGGCCATGGACGAACATCGGCTTGCCGCCGCTGGTCTCTTTCCAGCCCATCTGGCAGAGCAGGCGAGTCATCCGCCGGTTACGCTGCAGCTTCGCCTGGTACGACTCGATGTAGCCGACCATCTTTTTCTTCTCGTTCATGCCTACCACCTTGATATGATTGTCTGACAGTATGGTCATCAGCGCCTTGGGGTCGTGCACCAAAGAACTGCGGATTGTGCATTCCATCTCGCCCTCATGCGGCAGCCGGTGCCTGAGAGTGGTCACCTCGTAGCCCAGCGACTCGTCGTAGGCGAGGCAGGAGATGTGCAGGTCCTGGTCATAGAAGCGCACCCAGCGGCCTTCCTCCTCGGCGAACAGCCCTTCCTCGGTGCGGCGGTAGCCGGCCGGCGGCTCGCACTCTTCAACGGGGACTTCCTTCTTCGCCGGCTCTGGCCGACCGAGGACGATCGGGCTTTTGATCTTGCCGTTGTGCGGGCAGCCGATGCAGCCGCCGGCGTTCTCGGAGCCGAGCTTGGCACAGGTCGTAGGTCCCGCTCCTGCGTCGCGCCACTGCTGGATCTTGGCGTCGGTCTCGGTAGCGGTGTAGCCGGAGTACCCCTGCGACCAGGCGTGGATGATTTCCGGGCCGTTGACACAGTGCACCAGGACACCGATGCAGGCATACCACACAGGCTCGCTGATATTGCCCCCTGTTGCTCGCATCTGGCTGACCTGGGCACACTTGTCGGCGATCAGGTTGGCGTCGCTGGGCACGTCGTCATGGACGAAGAACTCGGCATTGATATCGGTGTTGACCTTCGGCGGCAGCAACGCCTGGTGCTGTACCTTTTTCTTCTGTGCCGCGGCCAGCAGGCGCGCGGTGAACTCCTCGAACTCGATGTCACCCGGGTCGTGGATGAGCTGTACCGGCTTGGGCTCCTTGCCTGGCTTGCGGTTGGTCGTGCCGGGGATGCGCAGGACCGAGGCCGGGTCGGAGGTGCGGGATGAATCCGCACCGATCGCAGGGGCGTAGGCTGCTACGACTTTTTTCAAGGTATGCGCCACGGTCTGCCATTGTGCCGTGGGGATCGGCTCGGTGAGGATCCAGTGGGCATAGAGGCCGTTGCCGGAGTTGACTACGGCGGGCATCGGCAGGCCGGTATCAGCGATGAATTGCTGCAGAGCTTTACAGCCCTCGCTCTGGTTCTTCAGCGGCCACTTCTCGCCGCAATCGATGTCCAGGAAGAAGTTCTTCAGGGTCAGGGTATTGACCTGGCTCCTGGTCTTCATGGCGAGTTTTCGGTACTCGTCTTTGGGCAGCCCCCGCGGCAACGAGCGGTTATGCGCCTGGGCTTCCTTGATCTTCTCAGGGTTGAACGCGGCCTGAGTTATGTAAACGGTATTGCCGCCTTTATCCAAGGCGAGGAGGTTGGCTACTGCATCATCCAAGTTGTCATGGAAGTGGTGACGGAAACCGCCTCCGGGCAACAGCATTGCGACGCAGTAATACCCTTCTCCGGGAAGGAGCCTGTGCAGAAACATCAATCACCTCCACTGGTAGGTTATATGTGTAGTGCTTTACCTACTGGGGACGTGACATTTCCGCAACGATTTTCTTCAGCAGCGCCTGGCGCTCGGCCGTCTTGAGTTTTTCGGGCAGCGGGAACCGGCCGGCCTTGCAACCGCGCTGGATCATCTGCGCATACCAGTACGCCCGTGTGAGCCTGAGCTGGTCCGCCACATTGTGACCTTTTTTCCAGCGGTGAATGGTCTCCCTGGAGATGCCGGTGATAAAGGAAAAATCTACCTGCTTCATTTCCGCAACTTCGATGATGCGAAAGATGAAATCGACTTTCTGTTTCGTTGCTTCTGACATGGGGGGCTCTCTTCTCTATGTTGAAGCAGGGATGCTCTGACCATCCCTGCGAGGTTTTGTTATGCAGTTATCCAGTCGTAGATTTCTTTGGCGGTTACCATGACAGCTTGTGCTTTCTCCTGGGCAGTTGTCCATCCTACTGAGGCAAAAGACGAACCATCCGAGATACGGGTGGCGATGTTAACGCACTCCAATTTCATTTGTTGCCTGGTAATTTCCGACGAACTCAATTCGTTTTCAGTCATTTCGTTCTCCTTAGAGTAGTGCCCCTGCGATATGCAAGGGCGAGGTTAATCTTACAGACCGAGGTCCTTCATCAGTTGGTCATCAGTCACTTCGCCGGGAGCGGCTGCAGGGGCGACGACAGCGGCCGGGACGGAGCCGAGATCAAGACCTAGGTCGTCCAGGAGTTCTCCACCCCCCTGCGCTGCAGCGGCAGCTTCAGCATCTGCCTTGGCTTTGGCCTCGGCAGCAGCCTTAGCCTTGGCTGCCTTGGTAGCGGCTGCTTTCTCGGCAGCAGCTTTCTTGGTTGCAGCGGCAGTAGCCGCTTCAGCCTGTGCTTGAGCTTCTGCAGCAGCTTTAGCCTGGGCTTCCTGAGCTGCGGCGAAGTCAACACCGGTTGGATCAGGAGCCTGCAGCTTTGCAGCAGCCGGAGGCGCCGGCAGAGCAGGAGCGTTGAACCCGCCGATGATATCCTCGGTCTCCGGCAGGGCAGCCATCTCAGCCAGCTTGGGCAGGGATGCTTCGGGCAGGAAGCCGCCGAACTTAAAGATGAGCACGGGGTTCTCCTTGGTCATGTCGAAGCCGACCAAGGTCTGGGCGGTGCCGAGCGGGATACCTGCAGACGACAGCTGCTTGACGTACATACCGAAGTTCTTCAGGCTGGCCGGTGGGAGTTTGAACTGGTAGACCTTCGGGTCGGTCTCCACTTTCCTGCTGCCGGGGACGAATACGGCCAAGATCTTGCTGTCGGCACAGGCTTTGCCCTTCATGGCGTTGCCGCTCTGGTCTACCGCACTGCCGAATTGGTTGTGCGGACAGGTGGCACAGAGGTCGCTCTGCACTGCCAGAGAAGTCGGGTCCGGCCGCTCGCTGTCGGTGGAGAAACAATCGGGCTGTTTTCCGTCTTCGTTGGGGTTGTAAGCCGTGGCATACCAGGCTTTTTGTAGCGGTTTCTTAGCCCGCAGCACGACCACCGGCAGGTACGAGTTTTCATCCGGGCCGATAATCATTTTGCTCGGAGGGAACAGGGTTTCTTCGCCGGCAGCGTCGACGAGCTTGAACTGTTTCATCGACAGCTTCACTCTGGGAGGCATCCCGGTGGAAATGCCTGCAGCCGCCTCGTCGTTGGCCTGCTTGGCGAGGGCAGGGTTAAGGATATATGACGGAATGGTCGTGCGGTCGGGAATCATCAGGTCGAGATCACTCATTTGTAGCTCCTAAGTAATTGATGGTTGCGCCCTCTCGGGCTGTTAACTTCTACGTACCTTAATGCCTTTGAAAGTCGTGTAATTTACTCCCGGCGGGGGTGCCTGCCCGTCCTCAAGCCGCTGCTTGACCGCGGTCTTCGAGACTGCGTGGGTCAGGAACTCAAACTCGGCGTTGGCCTGGACCCAGCCGAAGAATGTCTCCCAGTCGGCGACGGTGACCGAGTCGCCGGTCTCGATGTAACTGGTGCCATGCGGGGTCTTCATGCTGGAGGCGCCGACCCGGTTCATCTCGGACATCAGCCAGGCTTCGCGTTTCTCCTGCAGAGCCTTGAGGTCGGCAAGCTCGGCGTTCAGAGCCTTGGTCTTGGCCGCGATCAGGTCCCGAGTGGCGACGTACTTCTCGATGACCATGTCAACGGTGATCGTCTGGGTCATGGTGGTCTCCTTCTTCTTTTGAGGTTTCAGTTCGTTGACGGTGCCGATCCAGTTGCACATGCACTCGACGACGTTGAGGTCCGGCGGAGCCGGGTAGTTGACACTGGTGAGCCGGTTCGGAGCCCTGCCGCACTTCGGGCAGCCTTGGTGCAGGATCTTATACTCCGCCATGCTCATCATACCTACTGGTTTGGTCATTGCTTTCTCCCTTTCAACTCAACCTTAGCTCTTTGTAAACGGGTTGTCAACAATTATTTGTGAAGGGGTTTACTTTTTCTACGAAGGCTATCCGCTCTCCGATCCACCTCATGCACGGCACGGCCATCGAGTTGCCAAGCGCCTTGTACCTGGGGCCATCGGGGGACTCGGACTTGCCTCTCCAAGGGATGTTGGTGTAGTCGTCTGGAAATCCCTGTAATCTCTCACATTCTTTGGCAGTAAGTCGCCGTACTTGCATACCTCGGACTACGCCGTTGTGTCTACGGCTACCGTTATTTGCGTCGAGTGTAGCAAATGCATCCACTATTCTGCAGCCGCTTTGCGAAGACTGGAAACCTACGACGTTCTCCTGCACCACAGCAAACCCATTATCTACCCACTGGTTACATCCCCATTTCCGGTTATGGCTTGCGTCGAGAGTAGGAAAAACAATAGGAGCCTCATGGTTGCAGGTCAGCGACGGCGAGCCGTCGCTGCGGATTTCCGCGTTGCCTTGGCCGTGGGCCATGCAGAGAAGGTTCTCATGAGAATCCTGCTCTCTTGCTCGTAGTGTGCCAAGTCCGTCCTTCCACCAACCCGCTCCTGTTGTGTGGACAGGAATCAACTCAAGTCCTCTTCCTGTTCCGTCTTCGCTTGAGTCGTAACGGCGAGTAAGGCTTCGTGCAACTGCCGGGGCAGTTTCTTCCCTCTTTTCTCTGCTCGGCGGAGGATTCCTCGACAGGCTGTGGCGCTCAAAAAGAACCGCTGCGGCACTGCGCCAGTCTCCAAGATATCCGACAACGAAGACACGACGGCGTCGCTGGGGAACTCCAAAGTACTGAGCGTTGAGGACCCGGTAGGCCCACCCATACCCGAGTTCAGCCAACGCCCCGAGGAAGGAACCAAAATCCCTTCCTCCTCCGGATGAGAGGACACCGGGGACGTTTTCCCAGAGTATCCAGCGAGGGCGAAACCTCTCTGCAAGTCCGAGATAGACCAGGCAAAGGTTGCCACGCGGGTCATCCAGTCCTTTTCTAAGCCCGGCGACGGAGAAGGACTGGCAGGGGGTGCCTCCGGCAAGCAGATCGATCTGGTCAATGTTCCACTCCTTGTATTGTGTCATATCCCCGAGGTTGGGAACGGTTGGATAGTGGTGGGCCAGGACTGTGGATGGAAACTTCTCGATCTCCGAGAAGGCTACCGGCTCCCAGCCCAGTGGGTGCCACGCGACCGTAGCCGCTTCAATGCCTGAGCATACTGACAGGTATTTCAATTTCGCTCCTTTGATAAACTTAACACTACGTCCTGCAGTTTTCCTTTTTCCTTTAGCACCGTGTAAATGCGTTTCTCTTCGGCGGTGGCGTAGAGATGGCAGATATCAATCTTCACTTCCTGTCGGCTGCCGTCGGTGCGGGCGTTGGCCAGCCGTTTAACAAAACTCTTGCCGTGGCTCAGGCCAGACTCATACCCGACCTCCCTGCCTACGCTCTCTGCACTCTGAACCGTCGAGATGATCTGCATCGCCACCCTGATAGCCCACATCGGCACCTCCCAAGGGATATTATTATTGTTGTCATCTGATGAGTAGCAGAAAGCGAAACCTCCACCCCTCGAAGAGACGGTGGGTGCATACACCGAATAAGAAGTGGCTCTATTATCATCACACGGCCTGCCAGCCGCCAGGAAAAGAAGATACACCGGCTTGAAACGTGGGTGTGGCGGTTCAGCTAGGCCACACTTCACATAGACATCGGCGGTTCCAGCGGGGATCCCGAGGATTTTCTCAATCTCTGTTCTTTCTTTGCCCATGATCACCTCTTGGGTTAATTGAGTGGGTACCTGTGTTTTCCCCCTTTCAACTCAACCTTAGCTCTTTGTAAACGGGTTGTCAACAATTATTTGTGAAGGGGTTTACTTTTTATTTCGGCGTACCGACTGGATCGCTCCCGAGCGAAAATAAAGAACTGATTGCTGGCAATGTATACAGCATCATCCACGAACCGTACATCTGCGAGGGTCCCCCGCAGTTTGTCGTGGTCCATCTCAGCATATCCAAACCTGATCCAACCTCCAGACCGAGTATCCTTCCACATTCTCTCGCTGTAATACGCCATAGCCTGCAGAGGAGGCCCGGCCTCAAAAGCTCGCACAGCGTCCCTGTAAAAAGGGAAAACAAGAATAATGCGCTCGCCGTTCAGCATGTCATCAATGTGTTTTTGCATTACCTTCCTCCATTGTTCGCCATTTCCAAGACGACGTCTTGGAAACGACCTTTGCCGAGCAGGACATCATAGGCGCGTTTCTCTTCAGCCGTTGCATAAATATGAGCGATGTCGATCTTTGCCGACTGCTTCGACCCGTCCGTCCTGGCGTTAGCCTGCTGGACCTTGGCCGCTTTCAGGTATGGTGCGTACCAGATAGACAACGAGGCGGCGGTGAGGTCGAGGCCGTGGGCCATGGTGTCCGGGTTGGCCATGATGATCCAAGGGTCGGGCAGAGAGCGGAACTCCCGGAAGATCTGCGCTCGCCGGCCGGCCGAGACACTGCCATCGACGACTGCCACGGACCAGCGCTTGCGAAGCTCAGTGGCGAGGGTGTTCAGGACCCCGGTGAACGGCACGAAGACCAGGACTTTCTCGTTGTTGGCCTCGATCAATTCCTCAAGGACTTTCAGACGCGGGCCGAAGTCGAACTTGACCAGCTTGCCCTCTGCGTCATAGGCTACGCCACAGCTCACCTGGATCAATTTACTTAATAATACCGCAGCGTTAACTGCTGTAACTGTCTGGCCTCGCAGGTCGGTGGCGGCTTGGTTGCGCAGCTGTTTGTAGGCTCGCTCCTGCTCCGCCGATAACGGGGCCCGACGATCGATGAAGCACGGCTCCATGGTGGAGCAGACCGTGCGTTTGAAGCGGATGGCGGGTTTAAGGATCCTGGCAACGGACTCCTCCGCTCCTTTCTTCGGTACCCACTTGAACGGGCCAAACTGCAGCATGGTTTCCTGCTTGAAGCTGGTGAAGTGGCCGCGGTAGTTCTCCGGGGTGATCAATTTGCATTGCCCGAAGGCATCAGGTGGTTCATTTGGGGTCGGTGTGCCGGTCAGCCCCCAGGCGGAACGGACGATGCCCTGCTTGTTCAGCACCCGGTTCATCGGCGCCCACAAGACGCCCTTCTTGTTTTTCGCTGACCTCAGCTCTGCTAACTCATCAACGATCACCAGGTCAATGTCCGGCCGAGAGGCGAGGGCTTCCTCGATGAGTCCTACTCCGTGGTGGTTGACGACATAGAAGTCATGCGGCCGAGCGAGTAACTCAAGGCGTTTCTGCCGGCTGCCGTGCAGGACGGCGAAAGTGCGCAGCGGGAAGCTCTCGAAGATGTTCTGCTCCCAAACATCATAGATGGTGGAGAGCGGGGCGGCGATCAGGGTGCGACGGATCTTACCGGTGCGGCGGAGGTAATCGGCAGCCCACAGGGCGCTTAAGGTTTTTCCTGTACGCATTTCGGAGAGGCAGTAACAACGAGTGTGGAGGGTGAAGAACTCGCTCGAAGTAATTTGATACCACCTCGGAGTGTACCTCCCAGGCCAGTCGTACTTCGTTCTTATCGGCGATGGAGCAGGAACGCCTAAGTTATTTAATATTCTGGCAGCATCCAAGGTGTACGGTACAGCACAAAAAGTTACTCCTGAAATTGTCGTACTTTTTATGTCGGGAAAGATAGCACTCAGTTGTTCAGGGGTATTGGTCTGGACTACCAAATGATCCTTAATAATCCTTACCGGCATACAATATTCCTTGTGAGCATGTATTTCTTTGCTGTAGAGTCCCCCGACCAATCTGGATAGTCTAAACACTGCTCTGCAGCGTATCGCGCACATGCAGCATCTAATAAATCAGAAAAGTGCCCTAAATATTTCATTTCTCCGGACACCATGACAAACGCTTGCCACCGGTTACGTTGCGCTCTCCAACGCACCCCTGTCACACTACTGGTGTTGTTTCGTGCCTTCGTGCAATTCCTAGATTGGCACTGGTAAGATGCCTCCCTAAGATTTTCATACGCATTGTTGTGTCTTACTCTATCTTCATGGTCTACAGTGAGTTCCGGAAAATATCCATCCACATACAACACAGCCAGTCTATGAGCTTTATATGACCTGCCGTCTAACTTTATGTCCACATACCCGTGTTTATTGTGTCTACATCCAGCTACCTGCCCGACGGTGATCCCGCTTTTCCTGTGTATCCAGGTAAAGACTCCGGTGATTTTGTCGTAATGTAGAAGTTCCCTTAGTCGCTGTTGTGTAATCATATTATTATCTCCTTGAGATCAGGGAACAGGGCGCGGAACTGGCCGGCGTTGTCAGACTCGATGACGTAGTGGTCGTTCAGGACGCGGATGGTCATTGGCGAACCGCCAACCCAGTCCACATCAAAACGAGTCCGCCAACCAAGTATGTGTCACCTGGGGCTTCTCCATTAGTAATGTAGAGCGATAGCAGACCAATCATTATGAGAGCGAAGGCTCCAATAAATAATACTGTCTTATTCATATACTCTCCGCATAAGTAACTATCTTATCCACTCGCCTCAGCCACTCCTCAAACGCCTTCAAGCTCTCAGGCCCGTCCACCACAAAAACTGCCCCGCCGGAGCAGGAGATGGCGTCGATCTGGAGTTTTTGGAACCCCGACGGGGTCTTACCTTTCACTTTTGCCTCGCATGCCCAGAAAACGCCACGGTAGTGTCCATGAAAATCGGGAATTCCAGATGTACCAAAGGCTCCCTTAACCGGCATGGTGTACCAGCCCTGCGCGTCTTCTGGAAAGCCAGTGCCTCCCGGCCCGGACCCTGCCTTGCTGGCAGGGTAGATCTTGTACTGAGCAAGGACAGCCTTGATGCTGTCTTTTACCTTGCCTTCGGGAGTGGCCATCCCCTACCCTCTCGAAGTAACTTTTTCCCAAATCCGCTCAAGCACATCTATCTGCTTTTGAGAAATGGTATTCCTGGACACCATCTGCGTTTCTACAGAGTCGAGAAACTCAGCCTCCCATTCTGTCAGCCGGTCCTCTCTGCTCTTAGTCTTTAGACAGTCATCAATCATCTCTTTGTACTCGCTGAGCCAGTCATCCATCACTCCCCCCAAAGAAAGCCAATAGGAAACGTCCCTATCTCAGTAGCAAACCCAGCCGAGTTCCGATGCCCGCCCCCGCCGTACCGCCGAGCCACCTCAGAGACATCGAAGTCACCCACTGATCGCAGGGACCACGATCGCACCCCTTTCCTGTCGCAGTATGTCGCTGAGAACGGGGCGGCGGGATAGACCCGGCACAGTTCGTTACCTATCTCTGAAACATTCGCCGAGGCGTTCAGCACCGGCACCTCGTGTATGTCCCAGAACATGATCCGGACGTCGCGCAGGGCGGCTTTGATCTGGCCGTTGCGGAAGGACTGGATGTAGCTGCCGGCGTTGAAAGCACGAAGGATGAAGCCAGGATGAACAGCCTCGTCGTGCCAGGCATCGAACTCGAAGGGCAGGGTGGCGATGTAAAGGTTGATGGTCTCCGACTCAGGCAGCTCGAACTTCCACAGATCACGGTCCTGAACATAAGCAAGGATGGCAGGCATCGGCTCACGTTTATGAAAATACTCCCAAGTCAGGGCACAGCCGGACTTGTTCATGCTGAAGATAGCATAGTTGCTACCTCGCAAATTATCTTCCGCCGACTTGTGATGGTCGATGACCAGCAGCGCGTACTTGGCGGCGAGGGCGTCGCAGGTCTCGCGGTCGTAGGAGAAATCAACGATGAGCAGGTGCGTGGTGCCCTCTGGGATCTCCGGCACCGGCTGGTTGTACTGGACCGGGATATAGGTCGCCGTGTCCTGGTAGACCCTCCAGGCTGCGTAGGCTGAGGCAAACCCATCGGCGTCTGAGTGGTAGAGAACTGTTACTGGTTTCATTTTTCCTCTCCAAGTTGCTAGAACATTCCTCTAAACATATCGGCAACAGCCTTCGCTGCAGCTTCCAACATCTGCCGGTTCCTTTCAGCTCTTTCCTGTTTATGCTTCAGCTTTGCAAGTCTTCGCTTCTCAATATTCTCAGGCTTCCAGTAGGTTGCCCTTCTTTTATCCGCGGCGGCTTTCTTTTTAGCTTTTGCTTTCTCCGCTATTTCTTGCTCTTTCGCTGCTTCAAAGTAAATCGCTGTTTCTTGCGAGTCATAGCACTCAGAGCACAAAGCATAATCAATTTGGTTCTGGAGTGTCATTGGAGTGCAACAATCTTCACAGACAGGTTCATCACAATCACGACAAGCAAAGTCAGTTCGAGATCCGCAGATATGACACTCAAGCATCTCCGGCATCATCCATCTCCTTATTGGTTATGAGCCTGTCGGCTCGCGCTTGTGCAACCTCTGCCGCCCACTCATCCTCGGACAGCGGCTCTTGGTCTCTATCCCAGCACCAGTCTATGTAATCTTCGTATGAGGTGATCATGGTTTACTCCTTAATGAACCTAATCAAGGCAGCAGGTATGTTCAAAACCGAACCATCAGGTAGTTCTATGATGGCAGTAGAGTACATCCCTGGTCCTCCTTCAAACTCCTCGTACCCAACACCAAACTGGTGAAAAACAGCCTCGCCAACTTCGACGATGACGTTACGTTTCACCTCGGGCGACCACTTATATTCTGAATATTTTACTTTTCTCATACTTTCACTCCTTGGAGAAAGAAGGAATAATGAACATGGAGCGCTTGCGGTCGAGAAGTTCCACCAGCAGAGCATCCACTACTCCACCGGGCAGGACATTACAGAGAGCATCAGCAAGCTGAAAGGCTTCTTCCATCAGCAGATCTCTCCATTCACTCTCCCACGAATTGGTTGTATCTGGGCGAGGAATCTCTTTGTCAAAGATCAGTGTGAGATCTTCCGGTACTGTGTCTCCTGCTCCTTGCGCTTTGTAGATATTCAGTGTCTTCATACTCTCCTCTCCCCGCGCCGTGAGGCGCAATCGTTTACCTGACACCAAGGACACAAGCCAGAAGGTCTGGCCGGGAAGTGCTCCGACGCCCAAGCGTCCTCCATCCGCTGCACCCGCGGCAGGAACTCCTGCCAGACCTTGGGTATCTCTGCCTTGGTTATCGGCTTGATGCCGGTCGTTTGCTGGTGCTTTACCCATATAAGCTTTCCGTCAAAAGTCTGCAGGTAAGGACGCAGTATTGCCAGCGCTGCAAGCCCCAGAAGTAACTGGTCTTCGTCTTCTTTAATCTTACCCCCCGACTTCCAGTCCCCGTACCACACATTGACTTTCTGTTTGGTTATGACGATGTCCAATTTAATCCTGAACCAGGTGTCCTTGGCGAACCAGCTTACCGGCTTCAACTGCCGGGTCAGGGCGATCTCCAGCTCGGCCTCGACCTTATGGCCGGAGCGGAGCATGGCTGTCGCGTAGGGCTCGACAGGTTTCAGTGCCTCGATGTCCGGGTGCGGGATGCCTTTTAGGAAAAGCTCGGCGGCCTTATGCACCCTGTTGCCATAGATGATGGCCTCGGTGTCTACCCAAGGGATCACGCAGTAAAAGCGGTTGGCGGCGTAGCGTTTCGGACAGCCTTCATAGTCGGTCAGGGCGGTGTAGCTCCATGAGAATTTCTTCCCTCGGGCGTTCAAAACTTCAGGCATGTAGGTCTCCTTATCGGTAAAAATGATGCCCTCGCAGTCAGTTACCCAGCCAGAGTGCGATCCTGCGAGGGCATCGTCCAGCGCACAACTCACTGTGACACGGTTTACAAACTATTGCAAGTAAAAAGTTGCGGGGTTTACTTAAATTTATCAAGATCCATCAAGTCACCCCACGACCCCCCGATCTTGGCGTCGACTGGGAACTTGATCGGCAGGTCTACGCCCCAGGCTTGCTTATACGGCAGGTTGGAGAGTTTGTCGAGGAACACCTCGGACGCCTGCACAGCCTTGGCTTGTGGGAAGATGAAAAAGAGGCCGTCGTGAAGTTCAAAGTACAGATACCCAGAAAATTCAGGCAGCAGGTTACGAGCCACTGCCAAAGCGAGGTATTTCTGGTCGCCGCCAGTGCCTTGGATCGGGTAATTGATCGCCGTACTCTCCAGCGGCCACGCCTCCTTGCCTGCCCAGTTGCCCTTTAACTGCACCCGCCGACCGGCGAAGGTCTCTGCATACCCGAGCCGCTTGCACTTCTGAATTTGAGAGCCCCAGTAGCCACCATTGCGCTGGCCTGGCGGGCCTCCGACGCCGACGTAAGCCTGCCGGTAAATGCCTTGGGTTTGCTTGATGAACATCTCATCAACGTCGAGCTCGTACTCTACTCTGGCTTTTGTTGTGGCAGTTCGGGCACTTACGCGATACTGATAGCTGAGGTTGCAGAATTTTCCGGCCTTGCGCTTGAACGCAGCGTCGGCATCTCCAGATTTGACCAGTGCCACCAACTCTCTGTAGTCGCACGACGCTACCCGAGCCCCCATGTATCCGTGAGCGTCCTCTCCCGGGGCGCAGAGCGAGAGCATGGTCTCGTCACCAGAGGCGACAGCCATCCACCTGAACTCCTGGCCGGCGAAGTCGAACTCGCAGAGCAGGTAGCCCTCCGGGGGCCGGATCAGGCGGCGGTAGTCCTTGCCGCGTTTCCACTGGTGGAGAGCAACCCCGACTGGCACTTCGCAGTTCCTGGTGATGAGCGTCGTGCCGTTTTTCTTGGTGGTCTTCTCGACCTCCTCAGTGGCCTTGTCCGAGCTACCATAGGTAATTCTACTCGTGTACGTGCTGAAGATTTTCGCCTGCGGCCTGACCCTGCCGTCGCCATTATACTCCAAGGACTTGAGTGTGCCTATAGCGTACTTGGTGCGGTTGTTTTTCGCTTCCCTGAGTTTTTTCAACAGGCTCGCCCGCGGGTCGATGGCGGCAAGATCGAAGAGGGCATACTTGTCAGTGCTGGGGAGTTTTGTCTTCCTGCTGAACCTGGCGGGCATCAGCCCCCAGGTCTCATAGAGCAAAGCCTGCAGTTGCTTTACACTGCCAAGATTTATCCCTTTGACCTCTGGTGCCTCGGTCAGCAGCTGGCGATAGGTAGCCACCGCCTCGGCTGCCAGGACATCGGCCAGATCCTGCGCTGCGGACGCTGAAGAGACAATACCCATGACTCTGGTCTTGGCGATCATCGGAATGCACCTGGCTTCAATCAGGGCCGCTCGTTGCTGCTCGTCGTTGAGCATCCCCCAGAACTTTTCAGCCAGTCGCAGAGTCCACTGCGCATCCATTCGGTTGCGATGCAGCAGCAGGTCAAGACTGGCCTCGTCGGTCGCCTGGAAATCATCGAACTCCTTGAACCCGGCATCTTCAGGATGGAACTCGTGCATGGCTGAGGCCAGGGAATAGCTCTTACGTTTCGGCCTGGGGACATCCTCGCCCTCCGGCTCGACGACGGCATGGCGCCAGAGCAGCATAGCATCCAGCCACTTGACTTGGAAAACCTCCTGCTCCAGTCCAACAGCAATGCACCACGCTGCGTCGAACGCGACGTTCCACCCTACCATGTACCTATTCTGGCGACCAGCCAGCAGGAGCATGTTTTTGACCTCCTGGATGGTCGGGTAGAGTTTGCCGGCAGTCTTGTCTGCTGTGGCAACACTGGCAGCCTTGATTGCTGCCTGCCCCTGTGTCGCTCGGAAAGGTTGCAGGCCGTACTCAGGCAAGTCGCCGTGGGTTTCGAGGTCGAAGCCGAGGGATGGTGGGAAGATCATTCTCTCCCCTCCCGCCCCACCACATGGTGGTGGAGCTTCAGAAGTTTGGTCATGTTCTCCGGCTTCGGTCCGCCTCCGCCTGACTCCCAGAGTTGCCAGACGCTGACGGAGACCCCGAGGATCTTAGCCATGTCCTGCTGGGTCCGGCCGAGGGGGGTGCGGATGAATTTGATTTGTTCGGGGGTCATGGCCGAGGCTCCTTAAACATTGGTCGGACCCAGACAGTAGCCTGCATACTTCTGGTTTTGCAGTAGTCATTCGCCACAACGACTGTGTAGTCGACCACTTCCACAGTCCATGCTACTTTGTCGATGCCTATGTTGCTACCAACTGGTGGAACCATAGAGGATTTTACAGCGGTGAGGATTTCGCTTTTATAGCGAAAGACAACTGTGTCAGAGGTCTGCGCTGTTGCGCTGGTGCAAACGTCGCCTACGTCTTGAAACATCTTCATTATCTACCTCCCCAACCAAGCAAAAATTCCGCAAATAAACCCGGCCCAGGCGATGGTGAAGCAGAACCAAGCGAGTTTTTCCTTTGTTGACAGGCCGTCGAGCGGGGTGGCTTCATCGTAGGTTTTCATGGTGGTCTCCTTTTAATAAATTATTCGGGTGCTCCTACCTCCAAAGCCCGACCCCGCAAAGGGTCGGGCTGATATGTCACCTATATGCACTCTATAATTTACCTGTCGGTACTCCTAGGATGTCCTCTCATGTCAGTGTCTCCGGTTGATTTTTGTCGGCTTGCGCTCGTCAGGCGCGGTTGATACGAAGCTGATGGTTACATGGCTCTACCTCCTGTTATTAAGGTTTTTCTTCTCCAGGTTGATATTCTTTATGTTACGCGGTTTACAAATAAATGCAATTAATATTTCAACTCAAACGTCCCGGCTGCAGGAATTTTCCATAAGTTTGCACTCCTGTCCTTGCCTGACAGTGATGCCCACTCAGCACTGCCTGCGTTTTTAGCCGCCTCGCCGGAGATGGTGAACCCTCTTTTGGCAGGAGGAGCGAGGAGGGTCAGGCTGTCCCAGCCCATCCGGGCCATGCGCTGCACCAGGCTGGCACCGTTGGCAAGACCGATGAGGACTGCCAGGTCGCCAGATGTGTAGCTCTTGCCGTCGTCACAGTCAAGTTCATAGGTCTTCTGGCCGGAGGGCAGGGTGATACGGCGTGGTGGTCGGATGACACGTGTTGGTTTAATACTGGGCGTTGTCATAGGTCACCTTCATTTCAGTCTGGTGCTGGGTGAGTTTGTCTATAGCCTTCGGCAGGGTGTGGATGAAGGCGAAGGACATGGCGGCTATCAAGGTCGCGGCTGCGGCGTAGAGGAGTAGGGATTTCATTCTCCACCCCCCTCAGCAATCAGTTTTTCAGCTCTTGCGGCTGCGTCTCTGGATGGGAAAGTCTGGTTAAAATCTCCGCAGGCAATCCGCCACTTACCGTCGTCATAGTTCCGGCTGACACAGCCACACGCGCCGCTCTTATACCGGACGTTGGTAACGTACCATCCACCATGTCGCCACTTCTCATATTGCGGGGTCCAGTCGGCCATTTTATCCTCCTCTGCTGGTTTGTCCTCATCTTGCCACGGCACGGTGCCGTGAGTCCTTAACTGCTCGAATATGTCTGCTACTGTTGAGGGTTTGGGCATGGGTCAGTCCTCAGTATCCAGAAGTGAGTCGGCCAGAATGATAGCGTTTTCAAATTCAGCGGCGTCCGCTGGCAGCATTTCGATATCTTCAATCCGCCTATCACAATGACCGCAAGTCAAGGCAAGGAACGGCCCCAAGATAGGATGGATGGAGTCCTCTTGTCTTCGCCCGCAGTGCGGACAGGTCCAGTTAAATGCAACTTCCTTTCCATCTGGTGTGTCGATTGTCCTCATGATTTTATCCTCCTTGTGTAAGTGTTTTGTCTGTGCTGCCTCGCCGCCGAGGAGGGCGCTGGTCCCTCCCCAGGAGCCGGGCGGCTCAGGACCGGAACAGGTAAGTGGTGCCTTGATACTCACAGCTTGAATAGTCCATCTTGAGTTCGTTGGCTGCGGCCTCCCAGTCGATACAGTTGAACGGCCAGGGTTGGTCGCGAGGCATACCAGAAACGTCTTCAGCAATCTCCTGGGCGTATTCTTCAAAGTCGTCTACGTCGATCATGGTCGCGCCGTGCATCCACTCGTCGCCGACTTCAGATTCAAGGGCGTTGAGTTCGTCGAGTTCTTCTTGGTATTCTGACTGCCAATCTTCTAGCTCTGCTGTGGCCTCGTTAAGGGTGTCTGCAAGCGCTTCCTGGTCGTCTGCATCCTCGCACTCGTTAAGGGCCTCTTGTGCCTCACTGACAGCATCCTGGATGGTTTCCAGTTCTTCCTGAAATTCACATTGTCTCTTGTAAAGGTCTCTGGTGTCGACGATGTTCATGGTTTAATCTCCTGTTGTTCGGATTTGAGTTGTGCGACCATGCCCCGCAGTGTGTGGAGCATGTGTTTCGGGATAGTGGTCTGGCCATTCTCCCAGCGGTTCCAGGTGATCCTTGAGACTCCCAGCAAAGTGGAGGCGGTTTCCTGGGTCAGGTGGAAGGCTTGGCGGAAGGCTGTTAAATGGGCCGGGGTGGCTCGCCTTTCTGTCTTTATATATCTTGGGTCTTCCTTTGCTTTAATTTCCATAAAGTCGGCTATACGCGCCGGGACGCTGGTTGATTTTTCGAGCCGTCTGTAGTAGCTCTCTGAGATGTTAAATTGTTTAGCTGCGTAAAAGACTGTCCAGCCTGCCATGTGCCGTACTTCTTGAAGTCGTTGTCCGTCCATTGTGTTTTTCCTCCTTATGTAGGCATATTATACTAAGCAGGAAGTTAAAGTCAAGCGGTTTACAAGAAATAATGTAAAAATAAGTTTTTTCAGATTGAATTAGAATGATTCCAGATAGTTAGGCTGGAAGGTATAACGAATTTAACCTAAAAACGGAAATCATACTCAGTTTGTATGTATTTTGGTCCGTAATATGCTACATCAATTAAATTGGTAGGTATGCCAGTGTTAGGCTGATGTATCATATAGCGGACCAAATGGCCAGTCTTTAGGCAGTGCGTATCTCTTTTTTTACTATATATATATATATTATTTAATAAATATAATATAAGGGGTATGATTTTATTAGATTTTCTCCGCATGGCTGGAACCCTCCGCCGCCGCTAAAACCTCTAGAAATGCCACTTTTTGGGTAAACTATGACACAGAAAAATCAATTTTTACCTCCTCTTGGTCCGCAATATGATACATGACCTGCCGCCCGACTCTAAAAAACACCACATTGTGGTATGTGATTCTCCTCCGCTGTCAGAGGAATAGGCAAGAATAGGCAATATTTTTTGCTCCATCATCTCTGCGTTTGTTCTCCTCCAAACGTATCATTTTTCGGACCTGATCCGCTTCAGTTTACATTTTTTTAGCAAAACGCCAAAATTTTTTCAGATAAAAATCACCTAAGACGTGGCCTAATCCGTGCTTTCCTAACTCAATTCCGCTACCTCGCCAGTGTTTGACCTCCTGGCGACAGTATAGTTTTGTTACTTTTTATGTAACAGAATGTTACTATAAACGTATATTCCTGTTACATCGGTTGTATCAATTCACTACTCAAAACATGCAGACTTTTGATTTTTCTTTCTCCGGCCTGCATGTTTTAGGTATCGAATTGCTACTCTTTTCCTTTCTCGATCCCGGCAAGGTAAGCCTGCAGTGCGTCCATCAATCGGCTTTTTGTCGTGTAGCCGGTATAAAGTACCGTCCGCACTCCTCCGCCTTCATTGCTCATCTGTTCAAGGCATACTCCGCCGTAAGCCCAACTCAGATGATAGTTTCCAACATTTGCTTTCAGCTTGCCGTTTTCTTGCCTGGTGTAAGGCATAGTCGGGTTCCCGGTTGCCTCGTTAATTTGGAGCACAATATTCTCAAGGTCTTTCTTCGTTACTCGCTGCATAATATTCCACCTTTTCGATTTTTGGTTTTAACACAAGGCCCGGCAGGGCCGGGCACGATGGACTAACAGTTGAATATGTAGTAATGCACTACCTGCAACCTGGCCGAAATACTCAACCGATAATAACCAGGTTCGGACAATAGCCTTGAGAGTGCTTGCCGCATAAGGTTTGTTCTCATAATGCGCCACCTTCAGCTTGTAACCATTCGTGAAACGTATCGGCAATATACTCTTTAATCATATTGTGATCCCTGCCAGTAACGCGGATATTAAACCCATTAAAATCAGGTGTGATAATGACACTGTGACTAGTCCATCTGGTATAGTATCCGTCGTCATTCATATGATGAAAGGCAGTATTAAATACCAGTTTTGTCCTGGTACAATTCTTATAGTCAAGTTCGGTGCCATTATCAAACCCGGACCCGGACGGTGCGGTCTCTTTAAGGTCGCTTTCCAGCTCGTCTGAATGTCGGTTGAACCATTCATTATTATCGGTCTTGAAACAATTCTCTATAGCCTGTAACTTCATTGCAATCCATGCGTAACGTTTCATGATTTAATCCTCCAATATAGTATCACTAAAAACATTAATCTTCCGGCCTTTGTAGCTAATATTTGCCGTTGCAAAGTTGCCGAATGCTTCGTAGTAATTGACAGAGCGCGTTATTTCTTTGCCTGACTTAGTTGTCAAGGTTATGCGGTTGCGCTTGCCATTCTCCAGTATTACCCATCTGTGTCCTGTATTGTTCAAGTAGTATGTTCCGTTTCTCATAATTACACCTCACTATTAACGATTGTTGAAATAAGACTACCCAGCAGGTAACAATACTCCAGCCCATAAATTGCACCGCTTTCTCTTTGCAGTTTGCGAGCCTGCCTGATAGCTCGTTCGGTTGCATTGAACCTATTATTGATAGGCCACAAACGGCTATCGTCCTGCGCTCGGTATGCTTTATTAATCGCGCGGATATTCGCCAGGCCGTTCTTGCTGTCCGTCTCGTTTGCTATTTGTTCAGCTGTCTTTATCATCTTTTCCACCTTTACCGGGATATCCCGCCCGGTTCGGGAGTTTGGGTTTTATTTGTTGGATGCTACGACCTGCCATCTATTATCTGTCCATACTGATATAGCCAGCTTGTTTTCTTTACCTTTGACAAAGCGCTTTGCCTCATCAATCGACGATACCATCTTGACGACATACTCGAACGGTGGATGATACGGGGAGAAGACAACCCTAGATACTTTAACTTTCATAGCCATACTCCAGGTTAAGGTTATTCTCAATCAATCTCTATAATTAATAGTATCCGATGTAACATAATGATGCAAGGGAAAAGTTAATCCGTTTACATTTTTATTTGTTGTTCGGTTTACAATGATGTCGGGTTTACTTAGGTGGAGCGGTTTACTTTCTCAGTTCGGGTGCATCGGCATACTTGCCAGGTCGCTGCGGTTGGTCGTCGGGTGCCAGGGAATTTTGATTGAAGGTTATATGGTGCCCGGGCGGGGAGGGGTAGGGGTACGGGGTCCGTGATATCCTGGATAGGGGCGATGGGGGCTGGGCGGGAGGCAGGGGCATCTTCATTTCATACCTTCTGATACGAACCCCCTAGATTTTACTAAAATCACGTAAACCCCCGTACTTACTCCAAAAATCCCTCCCACCAAAATATAACCCCTCGTTTTTATTACAAATTTCCGTAAACCAAACCATGCACCTCGAACCGCCTAAAAACCTGACCCGTAAATCCCTAAAGCCTACCAACCAAATATAGTATCTCGTATCATCCTGTTACTTTTCTCTTGCAATTTCTCCGCAAACACGCTACCACCTTTAGTATGAACCTGACAAGCCACCACACCTTGCTTGAAGACGACCTCGCCGACCTTCTCACTGGAGACTACGCAGACTTACCCCAAGCTGTGGCCATGCAGGATGGCGAAGTATTTGCTGTCACCGCCCCTGCCCCAATCAAACGCGAAGCAGTCAACCGCTGGGACCCAAGGCTCATCCTGGACCTGGCGCTCGGGGTGGAAGACCTCGACACCGTCCTGCCCCGCTACAGCCTCACCACAGACGATTACGAGACCCTGGCCCACTCACCGATCTTCAGGAGAGAACTGGCCCTGACTATCCGTGACGTCCGGGAAAACGGCCTGCCGTTCAAAGCCAAGGCCCGGGTGCAGGCGGAGGCCTACCTGGAAGTCCTGGATGAGTTGGTGTATAGCGACGGCACCCCGGCCAGCACCCGGCTGGAAGCGATCAAGTCGACAGTGGCCTGGGGCGGCCTGATCCCCAAAGAGAGCAAGGAAGACAGCCAGACCAACGCCACGCAGATCAATGTAAGTATTAACTTCTGACATATAGGAGCATCCTATGGGCGACATAATCACCCCTCAGACCACAGCCAAGACCTCGGACGTCATCCACCTCACCCGTGGACCCTTCCCGAAAACCATTCACGCAGTGGGCCCGTTCGGGGCCAACACCATCGCCGTCAATATCGTCACTGCGATGAACGCAGCTGGGGCAGCGACCGCCGTCCTGCCACTCTACGACGCCTTCGGCACCGCGGTAACCATCACCGCCACCTCCCAGCCGATCACCATCCCCAGCCCCATCAGGCTGCAGTTCGCCAAGACGGAGTCGGTAGGAGCCACCATCGGCGTCGCTCTGGTTGAGCAGGAGTATTGAGATGTCTGTCTTCTTCGACCCGTTTCGCTCTTTAACCAACGAGCCGTTCGGGCAGCAGTTCGGCTCCGCTCTGCTGGCAGGGGGGAGCACCGGTATCCCCGGCCTCCTGTCTCTCTGGAACGCCAAGACCCCATCCGTCTGCCCCGTAGGCCCCCAAATCCAAACATCAGTAGCAGGAACTCAGCCCGACGCGAACGGCAACATGGTCCCGTGGCCTGTCAATCATCCTGGGCGGGGGGTGATGGTTCATCCTGCGTTTACCAAGTTGGGTAATAACTCAGTTTTTGACGGCGCGGTAGCAGGCTCTCCAGGCACGACTCCGACAGGTTGGACATATACTGTTGTCGATTCTCCGACAATGGCAGTGACTGCGATTGAGGGAGAGAATAAGCTGACATTCAGTGGTACGGCATCAAGGGGATATCTCAGCCTCTCGCAAGCGGTCGCTGCCTTGGCAGTCTATACTTTCGATGTGATGGTGGCGACCGACGGAGTTCTCCGGTATGCCGACTTCGAGTATTGTTCACTCACTGGCGGAACCATTGTCGTGATGAAAGATGGCGTTGTCGTTGCTGACGAGACTGCCGTCCCTGCTGCTGGCACATTCAAATTGTCAGTGAAGGTCACGGCTGGCGCAGTTGGCGATACGGCCATTTTCCGCTTCGGTCTGGGAGCGTCTGCCATAGCAACCGGCACTGTCTCGGTGTGGCAACCGCAGCTTGTCCTTGGCGCGTATTCCATGCCATACGTCAGGAGCACGACCGGATCTGTAGCGGTGGCATCAACAGCAGCGACATCCTTGGGCATTGGAGCGGCTATCCCACTGAATGCGGCGATGAGGGAGGCGTTTCAGCGAAGTGTTACTGATGGGGTGGAGTTGATAACTGCTGCTGCTGATCGGGAGTTTACTGCTGATACCGGGTGGTGGACGAAGACAAACGCAACCATTGCTGATGGGAAATGTACGATAGCGGTTGCTGGCGGCTCTATTGTTAGAACGATGCTGACTGCCGGGTATAGTTACCGCGTAAGGTTTACTATAGCAGGGTATACCTCTGGGTCGGCGGGGATTTCCTCGTCTACAACAACCACAGCAGGGCGACTGCCGAATGCAAACGGATCGTTCGTTCTTGATATTGTGGCTAATGGGGGAGCGCCGACCGTCCTTGGATTTGTCTCAACAGTAGCAGGCGTGTCTTTTGACAACATTTCTATCCAGCGCCTTGCCACAGCAGTATTCACTGCCGCAGCCCTGGCCTATCTTGGCGCATCCTCAACAGAGGTAACAGCCGATACCAACATCCTTGCATTCTCCAACGCGGTCACTGGCGGCATCTACGCAGCGACTGGAGGGGTATTTAAAGCATCGGATGGCACTAACACGGCTACCGTAACTGTGGCTGGTGGATGGGCTAGGGGCGAGACACCGCTGGTAGCCTGGAAAACAAATACAGCCGGAACGAAGATGTATATTGGCTACAAGAAAGCTGCTGATGCTGATATCACCTGGGGCGCTGAAGCGAATTATAGCGGGTCGGTCAATCCTGGAACTCATGTGAGATGGGGATACACGATTGATAAGTCTTTGGGGGCCATTCAGTCTCAGGCTTGGAACCGCCCTGTGACAAATGCTGAGATTGTCTCGCTGACGAGGCTTGCGGTATGAGTTTCATATGATTTAACTGCCTACATGGATGCAGGCTGCTATTCAGATGTTTGGAATTATGAAGGTTAGAAAATTATGAAATCCGTGAAAATAGGAACTGTTTCGTCAAAGGCATCGCTTAATGAAAATTTTGGGGATATCAATGATAATTTTAAAGAGTTATGTTTATGGTTTAGGGGATCAAGCAGAATGATAACCCCACTGGAAACCCCACAGGAATTAACACTTCCCACGTATGATGGTTCTGGGCAGGTAATTCATCCGTCTGTTTTGTATTTCCCAGACAAGTTCGGGGGGGTTTATTATTGGATGGCAATGACCCCATACCCGGACAACGACAATACGAAAGAAAATCCATCAATTTTGCAATCGCAAGATGGTGTGACGTGGCAAGTCCCTGCCGGTGTCACCAATCCACTTGATATTCCAGAAACAGGTTATTACTCCGACACCTCGCTTGTTTACGCGGTTAATAAGTTATATATATATTGGGCAAACCATGCAACCTCTAAAACCTACAGAGTTTCATCCACCGATGGAACAACCTGGACCCCAAAAGAAGAGGTAACATATCTACAAGGGGCAGATGTAAAGTATTTGGGAGTGCTGAATGGAGTCAGCACGTGGATTGCGTGGAACAAAACCGTTGGCGGGCAGATGTCTAGGCATGTATCTAATGACGGAATTGGTTTTAGCAAGGCGTTGCCCGTGTCCACAAATTTAAACGGGGAGATTAACCATATATCCGTATTGCCAGATGGAAACGGGTATCACTTCCTCGCTGGCTGCGCCGCCCCTAATGGTAGGGGTGGATCTGCCCTATATTATGGATTCAGCGACACGGGAACAAGCGTACTATTCGATATTAACCCTGTTTTGCAACCGACTCAGGACACTTTTTATGCAAGTATCCTTTATACTACCTGCATGGTTCGCCTAGGTAACAACGAATACGAACTGTATATTTCGGCGAAATCCGGGTTTGTTGTAAGAACCGGAAGGATGAGAGTTAAGCTTAATGAAATAGTGGTCCCGGTAGTGCAGACAGGCAGCAAGGCCATGCTTACAAAAAGGGTGCTTTTGTTTAAGGAGCAGGAGATAAGAAGTGCCACACAGGTTTATTCACCATTTCTCCAGAGCGGTATAATTCCAAATTTTAATGATTACCCAAACAAGTCGATCACGTTTTACAATACCCATGACAAGAGTATAAATCTCATTTTTTCAAGTGACTTCTACGGTTTTTCTTTGTCAACATGGACTGGAAAAGACACAAAGACGCGGCAAATGGTCACAATTGCCCCCGGTCTGAATTTGTTTCAGGTCAACTTTTTGCATCCTGACGATTTGGCGATATTAAGGACCATGATATCGGGATATATTAAGGCAGGGTTGGCCGCAACGGATGCTGGAGATTTGCCAACACAGGGCAATATAACCATAGAGATTACAATGTGGGCGTAATATTCCGTGACAGGCCAAACATCTGGCAGCCGACGATGGCGGATGGAGTTGAGGTGCCGAATATCTGGAAATGCAGCGAGGAGAAAATGGTATGAAAAAACTTTTAATTGTAATCGTAATGCTCTGCATGGCCTCTGCTGCCAATGCGGCGACAATCACCCGCACTATGTCTTTCTCATGGACCTACGATGCACTGGATGAGGCGGAAATTACAGGGTTTGAAATCTGCATCTTTCCATCCGGCATATCTGAGGATGCAGCAACTGTAGCGATCGGAAATATTCCTAAAACTGCGAGGTTTGCGACTGGGCCGGTTACTTATGACATGGCAAAGACGCAGAAACTCTTTATTCGTGCCGTCTCTGTCGATCCAATCGACGCAACACTCATTGAACGATCTGGTCCGTCGAACATAATCCGGCTGCTGATCTCGCCGGCTAAATTCAAGAAAAATTAAACTTTACCTGGGGGAAGAGATGAAGAGACTTTTGGGAGTAGCCTTGGCCATTGGCCTGTTGACTGGATGCACAAACAAGACCGCTACCTACACAATCAATCAGGGGGTTCCTTCCGAATGCACTCCGCAGGTAGTCGGTCAGTACGGTGCAAGTCCTAATCAGACAGGTGCCGGCTCAACGAACTCCGGCGGTGCAGGGAACACGGTCATCATCATCGAGGACTCTAAGCAGGACTCTAACGCCGACAGTGCGCTCGGGGCGTATGGCGGTACTGCTGCAACTGGCGCGATTAAGGATGCCCTAAGCAAGTGGACGAACGATATGCGGCAGACGGACTCCAACAATCCTGCTACCACGACTACTACCACGACGACTCAGGTCAAGGAAGAGGTCAAACCAGCAGCTCCTGTTTTTCCTGACGTTACCCCGCCGGCGGCACCAGCGGAAGAAATCGAACCCGAAGGCCAGATTGAGGAGGTAGACTGATGTTCCGCCTTATCGTGGCGTTTTTCCTGCTTGCTTTGCTTTGGGCGGGTAGCGCTGGATCGGTGACCATCCCGCAGTCTCTTAATGAGTGCAACGCGCTCTGCGCTCAGTATTTCCCAGGGGGTCTGCCAGTCACACCTCCTGACACACCGCCTGTCACACCGCCATCCGGCAACAGGACCTTCCCGCACCCGATCACTTTTGAGCGAGAAACCACTCAAGGCAACGGTTCGGCAGGCATCTTGTTCAGGACTCTGCAGGCAGGCTCGGTCACCTACGTCAGTGTCAACGGCGAGGTTGCGAGGCAAGGCACACCTTACAAGGGTGCACCAGTCTTCCTGCTTACCAAATCCGGCGACCAGTATGCTCGGCCGCTGACGTTCGTGGTCAAGATGGCCGATGGCGTGACATACACTGCCAAGAGTGGGACGACTTCGACGCCGACAGAGCCCGGAGCTCCGACAGGAATATATACCCACAAAGCAGAGTACGATAGCTACGGGCAGAGGAACGGCGGGAGATGGGCGTGGAGAATCAACAAGAAGGGCCCGGACTTCGGACCTGGGCCGATCAAGTTTGTGTTCTCATCCGGCAAAGAATATACCGTAAAGAATACATCAAAAAATTGTCGTGGCGATAACCCCGATGCTTGCGGGATACCATCATCTAAAAACAAAGATGGTTTTGTATTCAAACCAGGAATCGGGCCGAATGGTGAGGGCGACAACGACACCGGGACTAGCCACGGCGGGGTCTATCTGCACGCTCCTTACAACGATAACAGCCAAAAAGTGACGGTGTACTGGTAATGCACACTTGTACGCGTTGTGGCCATAATTACACTGGCCCAAGATGCCCAATATGTAATTATCCAAACGAAGATTGCGACTGAAGTTTTCCTTTACTTCCTGGAGGGAGAGATGAGGGTGATTGCGGAAGCGAGTTTGCACATGAGTGACAGGGACGAGAACGGTATCCATCAGGTAAAGGATCGCTACTGCCAGGAAGATGGCCCATGCTTCTCCTTCGACTGCAACGGGCGGAAGAACAAAGGCTGTGAGAGGTTCAGGCAGCAACCTACCGGAGTAAAATTATGCGTCAAATTATAATCCTCATCACGCTCCTTCTCGCTGTCTCTGCTCACGCCGAACCGGCCACGGTCGTCAACGTCATCGACGGCGACACCCTCAAGGTCGCAACTGAGCAGGGCATCACTACCATCAGGCTTTACGGCATCGACTCCCCTGAAAGATCCCAGGCTCACGGCCAGTCCGCCCGGGACTTCACCGCTTCGCAGGTCTTCGGCAAGATCGTCGATGTCGCCTCAGTCGGCAGGGACCGCTACGGCCGGACAGTAGCACTCGTCATGGTCGGCACCCAGTGCTTGCAGGAGCAGCTGATCCTCCAGGGCTACGCCTGGGTCTACCCAGACTACTGCAAGGAGAGGTTCTGCCAGGCATGGACTACCCTGCAGGGCATCTCCGCCGGCAACAAGGTGGGGTTGTGGATGGACCCGGCGCCGGTACAGCCGTGGGTGTGGAGGAAACAGGCGCGATGAATCATTTCCCAGAACCGAAATTCGAGTTCATTCCTTGCACCATTAGAGCCAGGCTTCTTGAGGATTACGTGTACCAGATCGGAGAGTCCAGGCCGATAATTATACCGGAAGGATTTGAAACCGATTTCGCCAGCGTCCCCCGCCCACTTTGGCCGATTGCCTCCCCGATGGGGATCCTCCGCTACGGCTCGCTCCCCCACGATTTTGGCTACCAGCACGGATACCTACTGACCCCAGACTTCGGAGACTATCAGCCAGGTGCCAGGGCGGAAGCGATCATGAACGGGCACAAGTATGCCTTCGGCGGCAACATCCCGATCTGCATCGGGGAGTCCAGAAAATATTTTGATCAGGTACTGAGAGACGTGACAATCTCTGCCACTGGTGCGACCTGTCGGGCGTGGGGTGCGTATTGCCTTGTTCGGATAGGCGGCGGTATTTCGTGGGCAAAGTACCGAAAGGTAGGACCTATAGCCTTCAACAAAAATTCCTTGGGTCTCCCGGGGTACTGAAATCCAAGGTTCGGAAAACGTATTACAGAAGACCACACGAGTGGCCCACGGATAGTGAAGACGTTTTGCACAGAGGAGACGAGTAATGACGGAACATGCTCCAAGTAGTTGCAGCTTCGGGGAGGACGGCCAATGCGCCTTGCATGG